AACTTATCACCGGGGAGATAACAACAAGGAATGTGCTGACCAGACTCTTAAGACTGAGTCAATGCACCGGCGGATTCATCCGACCGGACACCGATGACACCGTGCAAGCGGTGAGCAGAGCAAAACTCGACGCTTTGGAAGACATCCTTGAGGAATGCGAAGAGCAGAACAAGAAAGCAGTGGTGTTCGCGCGGTTTATACCGGAAATTGAAGCGATTGAAAAACTGCTGAGGGCAAGGAAAACCGTCTACTCCGTCATCCACGGCGGAATAACCGACAGAGCGGAGCAGGTGGAGAGATTCCAATCCGACCCTGACTGTAAGGTGTTTGTGGGACAGCTTCAAACAACCGGAATGGGTCTTACCCTAACAGCGGCAAGCGTAGCGGTTTACTATTCCCTAGATTACAGTTATGCAAATTATCAGCAGTCGAGAGCGAGAATCCACCGTATCGGACAAACAAAGAAAACGCTATATATTCACCTTGTGGCAAAGGACACTGTTGACGGAAAGATTATGGAAGCCCTAAGACAAAAAGGCGATATAGCAAAGCTGTTGGTCGATGAGTGGCGGAAAATCAAAGGCATAACCCCGGACACTTCGTAACAACAGAAAGCGTTACAAAAAAATCAGATTAATCGGAGGTATCAATGGAAGTAAACAAGAGAAACGAACTGCTTGAGTTCCTGGTTGAACTGAGGGACAAGAAAGCGGATCTTGAAAGTCAACAAAAGGCACTGAATGCCGAAATAGAGGGTGTCGAAGATGAACTCATCGCCGACATGTTAGAGAACGAGGACGCGTCGTTCAATCATAAAGGCATAACTTGCAGCCTTGTTCAGAAGGAATTCGTATCACCCGAACAGGAGCGAAAAGGCGACTTGTGGGCGGCGATGAAAGAAAACGGCTTTGAAGACCTGTTCACCATAAACAGCCAAACGCTGTCGGGAACGGTAAAAGACATCAAAGCAAACAACGACGACCAACTGCCGGAATGGCTTAACGGATTGGTCAAAATTACGGAAAAGCCAAGCATACGCCTTTCAAAAGGCAAAAGAATCAAAAATTAAAGCAATAGGAGAATCAGAAATGGATAACAAGAACAAAGAATTATCAACAGTAGGAAACGAAATTGCTGTGGCGGCTAAGAGCGGATATATGACAGCAGGCTTAGATCTCTCGGCATTGTTAGCAGAGGAAATGGACGGTCTTACGCTGTCGTTTGACCGCATCAAGGTGCCCTCGGGCGGAGGACTGGCTTTCGAAGTTCCCGGCGAGAACCCGGACAGCCCCGATATGGCTAAAGAGGTCAAGGCGGTTATTCTGTATCATCATCCCGTTCACAGCTATTACAAGGAAAAGTATACGGGCGGCAACGAAGCGCCGAACTGCGGCTCTATTGACGGTCATACCGGGGTAGATACGGAAACCGGCGAAATCAAGGATTGCAAGGACTGTCCTAACAACAAATTCGGCAGCGGTGAGAACGGCGGAAAAGCTTGCAAGCAAAAGCGCAGAGTCTACATATTAAGGGAGAATGAAGCTCTGCCGGTCATCTTAAGTCTTCCAACTGGCAGTCTTGCGGATTTCTCGAAGTATGTCATGCGCCTGCTTTCTAAAGGCAAAAAGTCCAACACTGTCGTGACGAAATTCACGCTAAAAAAAGCGCAGAATTCGGGCGGTATAAATTTCAGTCAGGTGGTCTGCGCACCGGAGCGTGAGCTAAGCGCCGCAGAGCAAGCGGTAATCGGCGGAATATCCGAACAAGTAAAAAGATTCGCCGGCAAAGTCGGATTTGCCGAAACGGAGTCGGAAGAATAACAAAAGTTATATCCCTTTGGCGGTAGGTAGTTATCTTGCCGCCGAAGGGCAACACCAAAACACAGGAGAACTATATGTTAACGATAATAGTATGCAAACATCAAATAGGGAAACCTAATATTGAAAACAAGAACCCTAAAACAGCCGAAAATAAAAAACAGATAATACCGGTATATATCTGTTCGCCGCTCAAAGGCGACATAGCGGTGAACCGGGCAAAAGCAAGATTGTACTGCCGTTTCGCTTATGAAAAAGGTTATCTGCCGATTGCTCCGCATATCTACTTTCCTCAGTTCCTAGATGAAGATGTTAAAGAAGAAAGAGCGGAGGGGATAAAATGCGGATTGGAAATAATGCGCCGATGCAGGCAGCTCTGGGTGTTCGGCAACCGCATATCCGACGGCATGAAAGCAGAGATTAAGGCGGCAAAAGAACTCGGTTTGACGATACGCTATTTCGACAGCGGGACGGAGGAGATAAGTGACTGAGAGCATATTTGAAAGAGTCAAGGAAGCGGCAAGCATCACCAGGGTTGTAGAGCACTTCGGAGGACTGAAGCTAAACCGCAGCCATATGGCATGCTGTCCCTTCCATACGGAAAACAATCCATCCTTTTCGGTAAAAGAAAGCGAGGGGATATTCAAATGCTTTTCGTGCGGGGAGAGCGGCGATGCAATAGATTTCGTATCAAAGATTAAAGACATCGAACCCCTGGACGCAGTAAAGCTGATCGCGGAGATGTACGGTATCTCTGACATAAAACCCGAGGCGCCGTCTGCAACCATCCGGACAGCCAAACCGGATAAGACCGCTAGGAACCCGGTTCGTTCGATCAAGCAAGCAATAACCGAGTACATAAAAGCTTGCGCCGCCGAGATAGACAAAACGGACTATTTCATTAAAAGGGGTCTGAGCAAGGAAACAATCAAGCGCTTTTCATTGGGGTATGACACAGTCAAAAAATGCGTCGTTGTACCTTATTCCTCAAAGCTGGATTACTATCAAACACGGTCGACGGAAGGCAAAGAATTCAGAAAACCGCCTACCGAAGAGGCGGGAGCCGAACCGTTATGGAACGCAAAAGCTATATCGGCAAACGGTGCGGTGTTTGTGGTTGAGAGCCCCATCTGCGCGATGAGCATAATGCAGTACGGAGGTACAGCCGTATCGCTCTGCGGAACCGGCGGCATCAATAAGCTGATAGCCGAAATAAGTGCGAAGAAATCAAAATGCTCTTTTATTCTCTGCCTGGACAACGATGATCCGGGGAAAACAGCGCAACAGGAGTTGGCAAACCGGTTGTCGGAACTGAATATCAGGTATATACCATACAACATTGCAGCCGAATGCAAAGACCCTAACGAGTTGTTAATGAAAAATCCCAAGCAGCTTGAGGCGAATATAAAAGCGGCGGCGCTTGAACTAAGAAAGCGGTATATCACCGAAAAAGACAGCTTTGATGCATACGAACTCGTAAGCGAAACGCTTGCGCCGGTGATTTGGATAGTGGAGAACCTACTCCCAACCGGATTGGCAATGCTGTGCGCGCCGTCAAAGTACGGAAAGTCCTGGATGGTATTGCAGTTATGTCTATCTTCCGCCGAAGGGAATTCATTCCTTAACTTCAAAACAGTCGCCTGCGGCAGTCTGTACTATGCCTTAGAGGACGGAAAGACAAGGTTGCAGGATAGGCTGAAAAAGATGCTGAAAGGAAAAGCAGCTCCGCGCAATGTGCGGTTCGCTATCAAAGCCGATACTCTGGAAACAGGACTGCTGAACAAGATAGAAGACGAACTGAGAGCCTTTCCGGACATCAAACTTGTAATCATTGACACCTTGCAAAAGGTGCGCGGCAAGATGGCAAAGGACGACACCCTCTACGGCAATGAGTATAGGCAAATGGCGGCGGTCAAAGAGTTTGCCGATAAGAACAAAATATGTCTGCTCTTTGTCCATCACTTGCGCAAAATGGCGGATGACTCGGATGTGTTTAATATGATATCCGGCAGCACGGCTTTGATGGGCGCCGCCGATACCATACTCATTCTATCAAAAAAGAAGCGCAACGATGAAACGGCAAAACTATCGGCAACGGGCCGTGACATACAGCAAAGCGAACTGGTAGTGGCATTTGATAAATCCAAGTACAGATGGGAAGTCGAAGGCACCGCCGAAGAAGTAGCCGCCAGACGGGAACTGGAAGAATATGAATCAAATATCTATGTACGCACAATCAAGGAACTCATAAAACGCAACCCGATAAACGGTTGGAGCGGTTCGGCACAGGATTTGATGAAAGCCGTGTACGATGTGACCGGGAAACAGATTGCGGATTCGGCACAGTCCATAGGAAAGCAGATACTTAAATATTCCACAAGACTGTATTACGATGATATCGAACACAAAATCTCAAGGTCGGGAGCGGCAAGGAAACATTCCTTTAAGAAGAGATTGCCGTACCAACCCACTTACCAGCGCAGCGTATATGACAAAGAGGAAAGCCAATGACCCCCTATAAAACAGTATGTCACACATGTCATATATGTCACACCCCTTATAAGTATATACGCGACCGGAGGTTAATGTCATTTTTGTTTTATATGTACCTTAGTGACATGTATGACATATATGACATTGGTTTTTATAGGAGAAAATGAAACGATGAAAGAGAAAGATATCGTATCAGCGATTAAAGAGTATTTAAAAACCGTGAATAACTGTTTTTATTGGAAAGAACACGGCGGAGAGTTCGGACAAGCCGGCATACCGGATATTATCTGTTGCCTGAAAGGAAGCTTTATCGCCTTAGAAGTTAAGACCGAAAAAGGCAAGACAACCGTCCTACAGGAGGTAACTCTAAGAAAAATCCGCAAAGCCGGCGGACGTGCCGAAGTAGTCAGAAGCGTTGACGATGTAAAAGCAATTATGGAAAAGTTGAGGTAATGAATATGACAGCGGAAGTAATAAACAAAGTAAATATCACAGAGGAGGCGGTATTCGATTACGAAGTTTGCCTCCAATTGGGAAAGCTTGACAAACGCTCCTTAAAAGCCGAAGTAGAAGAATACATAGACAATATGAATAAAAGCGGCAAGCTGTTATACGATCGCTACTTCCGCTGTATATACTTCGACGAAGACAGCGATAAGATGCTGATGCTGTTCTTCTACAAGGCGGAAAGACTGAGCATTATGCAGTTTTGGAATTTAGCCGGCATCTGTTTTGAAGAAGACTGGTCGGAAGAAGCCGAAGATAACGGAGAGATACGGAATTGGCTGAAATGCAAAATTACTGATCTTCCAAAAGGTGATTGGGTTGTTGAACAGCAAATTAGGGCAGAAGCAGACAAAATCATTAGAGGCTATGCTGTCAAAGGGTCAATAGAAGGACTGCCAAAGGAGATAAAAAATGCAATCGAGTGTGGAAACAATCAAGAACTTGCTGAAGCATTATCAATTCTACAAGATTCAGGCGGAAAACGGGCTTGGAGGAGTACGCTTAAAAGAAAAGATGCAGTTCATCGAAAACTCGATAAGCGTGCTAAACGAGTGGGACTATAAGCTAATAAAAGGGATGTATATAGACGAAATAACTGTAGCAAAAATAGCTAGTTCATTATTCATCCATAGGGTAACTGCTTACCGCCGTGCCGAAACAATAATAACAAATATAGCGAAAGTATATGAAATGCAATTCGAAAAATAAAAAGACGCAACACTTTTGCAACAATCCGCTACACTTTGCAACACTTTTGCAACAAAACCCGTGATATGATTAAATTAGGGGGAGAGATGAAACCCTGATACGGCAGAAGAGGGAGCGAACGGCTCAAAATAGAGTCCATAAGGATAAGCGTATAAGATAACGCATACAAGGGAGCGACAGAACGCTCCCTTTTCATTTGCCGAAAAAATAGGGGGAATAAGAATGCCGTGGAAACCGCTAAGACCTTGCAGCCATCCGGGCTGTCCCAACTTGTCAGACCAAGCGTACTGCGAGCTGCACAGAAAGCGGATAAAAGCGGATGCCAACCGGGATTATGACAACAGCAGACGCGACAAGGAGATGTATAACTTCTATCATAGTCAAAATTGGATGAAGCTGAGGGCGGTAAAGATCAGGATGAATCCGCTGTGCGAAGAGTGCTATAAGCAAGGACGCTTAAAAGAAGCGGTGATTGTAGACCACATACTGCCGGCAAAACAGTATCCGGCTAAGCGTTTGGACATCTCCAATCTGCAAAGCTTATGCGTTGGCTGTCATAACAAAAAACACGGCAAATAGAAAGCAAAAGCCACCATATATGGCGGCTCAGCGGTAGAAATATTAAGTTGTTAGTTTTTGTCCGATTTATGCTTCGTATAATCAACTGGGATGAAGCGCTGACCGGACTTTTCAGTTGGCGGAAGCGGCTCGTTCTTTACAACAGTACGCTCAACACCAGTTCGACCGCCACGCGGTCCAACGATTTCGTACTGTCCAGAGCGAGGACATATTTCGCCAGGCTTAAAAGTCTTTGCCATAAGCATATACCTCCTTTAAGATTTTTTATCATCGGAGCTTAGCACTCACAATGTTCGACTGCCAATATTATACAACAGACATAGATTAATTGTCAATAGCAAAACACTACATATAGATAAATAAAAGAATATGACCACAACATATAGTTGCACATGATAGGGGGTATCAAATCTCTAGGGAAATACCTTAAGGACCGGGCCCCCAGTCAAGCGTAAGTTTTCGCAAAATCAAAAATCAAAAGTATTTTCAAAAAGTGACTGTAAACAGGCATTCGACCCGGACGAAGGAGAGAAAACGAAACCTTTTGTTGCGGTTTCGACTACAACAGATATTTTGATTTTTGAAATAAATCAAAATATTTTGAAATAACGGAGGGAAATATTATGCCGAGCGGAGGAGCAAGAGCGGGAGCGGGACGCAAGAAAAAGCCTGCGGCAATAAAAATATTAGAGGGTAATCCCGGAAGGCGGGCCATCGAAGTATTGCAGTTCGAAGACAGCCCCGACATACCTGAGGAGCCGCCGGAATACTTTTCCGAGCTTGCCAAAAAGATATTCAATGACCTCTTGGCTTGGCTGAAAAGCATAGGATGCACCAAAGGAATTCTTCCTTACAATGTCGAAGAATACGCGTTTTGCAAAGCGCGATGGATAGAGTGCGAACAGAAAAACACCACCCACGGCTTACTGATAAAAGATGCGTCGGGCAAGGCAACGCTTTCGCCGTTTGTAACGGCTGCGCAGAATTATCTCCGTGATACCAATGAGGTATGGGCAAAAATTTATGCAGTAATACGGGAGAGCAAGATTTCGAAATGGGATGACAGCAGTCCTAACGATGATGTTATGGCAAGACTGCTGAAAGGAAAGGGTTAAAAATTAATGAGGATTATAGAATTGTTTTCCGGGCTTGGGTCGCAGACTCAGGCCCTTTGTAATTTAGGCATACAACACGAAGTATCGGCGGTCAGCGAGATAGACAAGTATGCTATAAAAAGCTATGAAGGCTTGCACGGCAAAGTGAATAATTTAGGCGATATTAAATTGATTGAGGAATTGCCCCAAGCTGACTTGTGGACATACTCCTTCCCTTGCACCGATATTTCTGTTGCCGGAAAACTTGCGGGGTTGGAGAAGGGAAGCGGCACAAGATCGGGACTCCTTTGGGAGGTAGAAAGATTGTTGCTAAAAGCAAAAGAGAAACAGACCTTACCCAAGTATCTCCTGCTTGAGAATGTAAAGAATTTGGTAGGAAAGAGATTCAAAGCCGACTTTGACAGTTGGCTTTCTTTTTTGTCCGACTTAGGCTACACCAATTATTGGAAGGTGGTTAACGCAAAAGATTACGGGATACCGCAACACAGAGAAAGAGTGTTTGTAGTTTCGGTGCGCGGCGAACACACGCCTTACAGTTTCCCTGAAAAAAGAGAACTGAAGCTTAGGCTCAAAGATTTAATCGATGACACGGTCGATGAACGCTACTATCTTAAAGAAAGCACGATACGAAGCATTCTTGCGTCAACATATCATTCTAGACGGGACAGCATAAGAAACCCGGACGGAACTGCGGCTTGTTTACGGGCAAGGGATTTCAGAGAACCGCAGTGTGTGACCGTCGGTAATTTGGAAGGCGGCAAATGGGACAAAGTGTTTAAGATGAGCAGAAGGGTGTTCTCGACCGAAGGCTTATCTCCTACGGTTCACTGCTGCGGAGGCGGCAATACAGAACTAAAAATTGCGGCTCTAAGGGGAAGGCAATCCGTTATCAAACAAGGGAATTCCCAACAGCTCGAAGAAAACAAACAAGGTCTATGCAACGCTTTGACAACGGTGCAAAAAGACAATTTAGTTGTAGAAAAAGAAACATTTTTATCCAGGAAATATAAAGAATTTGCCGAAAAGAAAGGATATATCCCGGAGATGTTTGTAGCCTACAACACACAGGAGATCAAAGGCATCGCTCCTACGCTCACAACGCAATGCGCGACAGCCGCCGGCAGTTCCGCCGTGTTAAAAATGGAAACGGAAGATATTACTCTGCTCGCGCCGGATAACTGGCGGCATAAATCCGGCGACGGCAGCGTGACAAGAAAACGCAGAGAAACAGACATCTGCCCCGCCCTACAGGCTAATGCCGGACAAACGCAACAGTCCTATCTCAAGATTAAATCCGGGACAAAAAAAGGCTATGAAGAAGCGAAAAGCGGAGATTACATCAATATCACATATCCCAACTCGGATATAAAAAGAGGAAGAGTCGGAAAAGAGATAGCTCACACGCTTACGACGGGGGACGGAAATGCGGTCATAACGGAAAATGTGCGCATAAGAAAACTGACTCCGAGAGAATGCCTAAGGCTGATGGGATGGAAAGACGGGCAGATAAATCAAATCGAATCCGCGGGTGTCAGTTCAACCCAACAGTACCGCCAGGCGGGCAACGGAATCGTGGTGACCGTTCTTATGGCTATTTTCGGAGAGTTATTCGGAATCCCGTATAAACACTTAATTGATGATTGGAGTTATAAAGCGGAGGACTTAACCAATGAATAGCAAGGAGATTTTCACTGCGGAATCCGTAACATTCGGACACCCCGACAAATTCTGCGATCTTGTAAGCGATATGGTCTTGGATGAATGCTTAAAAACAGATCCAAATGCGAGAGTAGCTTGTGAAACATACGCGACAAAGGGATTGATCGTTGTAGGCGGAGAGATAACATCCACCGCCCGTCCGGACTATAAGGCTATTATTCAAACCGCCGGGGCCAAAGCAGGCTACAACCTTGAAAGCGCAAAGATTATCGAAGCCGTTCATGAACAAAGCCCCGACATAAAAGAAGCAGTAGACGGATTGTACGCTAAAGGCGAACAGGGCGCCGGTGATCAAGGTGTTATGGTTGGCTATGCATGCGACGATACCTTAGAGTTTCTGCCCCTTGAATATTCCTATGCCAAAAAGCTAACGGAACGGCTGGAGTATTTGTACTTAAGCGGCGGCATTAAGGGTATCGGTTCGGACGGCAAAAGCCAAGTTTCTGCCGAGTTTATCCTGGGCAACTTTGAACGCTTCACAAAAATCGTAGTATCCGTTCAGCATGACAAAAACAAAGACCTGGAAGAACTTAGGACAGAGATAACCGACAAGGTAATCAACTATGTATTCTCCGGCTTTGACCTAAGCCGAACCGAAATATTGATTAACCCATCCGGCAGATTTGTGTGCGGCGGAATTGATGCAGACACAGGACTTACGGGCAGAAAAATAGTGGTTGACGCTTACGGCCCGAGGGTTCAGGTCGGCGGCGGAGCGTTCAGCGGAAAAGACCCCTCAAAGGTCGACAGAAGCGGAGCATATTTTGCCCGTTACATAGCCAGAAATATTGTCGAGGGCGGTATCGCCGACAAATGCCTTGTGCAAATAGCTTATGCAATAGGAAAAGCCGAACCGCTCGCAGTCAGCATCGACACTTTCGGCACGGGCAAAGCGGAAGATGACGCCTTGCGTAACGCGGTGATGAAAGTGTTTGACTTCCGACCCGCCGAAATTGCTTCCGCTCTCGGGTTGAAAAAACCAATATATTCATCCCTTTCGTCGGGCGGGCATTTCGGGAAAGACGGGTGTCCCTGGGAAAGCGCAGACAAGGTTTGCGACCTTAGAAAAGCAGTTTTCGGAGTGTAGAAATGGGCGGCGATTAGTGTCTGAAAACATATAAAATCTTTAGAAAAACGGTGTTTTTCTTTCGTTTTTCACTGGGCTCTTGGACTTCTTTACGGTATTGTTGTGTTAGAAAAACAAAGGAAAGGAGAGCCAAACATGAAAAACCAGACCTTCGGAATCGAAATCGAAATGACGGGAATGACCAGATACGATGCCGCAAAAACACTCGCAAAATACTTCGGGACAACCGAAAACTATGTAGGCGGCGGATACAGCGCCTACGAGGTGAAAGACCAAACCGGACGCACCTGGAAACTGATGAGCGACGCCAGCATCAGACCGGAAACAAAAAAGGCGGGAATCACAGCCGGCAGCGACTACAAAGTGGAAATGGTCAGCCCCATCTGCCGCTACGGCGACATCGAAACGATACAGGAAATAGTAAGAGAACTCCGCAAAGCCGGGATGACGGTAAACGAAACGACGGGCATCCACATCCACATAGGCAAAGACGGACACAGCGCCCGAAGCCTAAAAAACATCGTAAACATAATGGCGGCGAAGGAAGACATCCTCTTCAAAGCCCTCGAGGTCAATACCGAACGGGCGAAAAGATGGTGCAAGAAAGTAGACGATGCGCTGATCCAAAAAATCAACAAGGTAAGCGCCCCGACGGAAAGCAGAGTGCGCAGTATATGGTATAACGGCGAAGACGGAGCAAACCAACACTACCACGAGAGCCGCTACCACGCGCTCAACCTGCACAGCGTATGGCAGAAAGGCACGATAGAGTTCAGATGCTTCAACAGCACCACCCACGCAGGCAAGATAAAAGCCTACATCCAACTATGCCTGGCAATCAGCCACCAAGCGAAAACCCAAAAGAGCGCGACAGCAAGAAAAACGGAAAGCGTCAACGAAAAATACACCTTCAGAACATGGCTCCTAAGGCTGGGATTGATAGGTGAAGAGTTCGAAACGGCAAGGTTCCACCTGCTCGCAAATCTCGAAGGCGACAGCGCCTGGAAAGACAGCCGCAGACATGCGGCTTAAAGGAGGATGAAAAATGGCAAACAGACTATATGCGGCTTACGGAAGCAACTTAAACCTAAGACAGATGTCAGTCCGCTGCCCCGACGCGATACCCGTCGGGAAAGCGATGTTGAAAGGATGGCAGCTGACATTCAGAGGAGTGGCGACATTAGAACCAAACGCGGATGCCGAAACACCCGTCGGAATATGGAAAATCACCCCTAAGGACGAGGCGGCGCTGGACAGATACGAGGGATATCCCAGGCTGTACAGAAAGGAGTTTGCGGATATCGTTCTCAACGGAGTAAAGGTTAAAGCTATGCTGTATCTGATGAACGACGGCCTGCCCTCAATGCCAACAAAATGGTATCTTGACGCAATCGCTCAAGGTTATGAGGATGTCGGCTTAGACACAGTGCATCTTACCAAAGCATTGGAGCATACACAAAAGCGGATGACAGACGGTAAAACAAATCGGGAGGAAGAATAGCATGAAAGAGATAAAACCGAGGGTTGAGTTCAACAGCCGGGGAGAAAGCGGCAACATATACAGGATTCTGGGGATGGTAAGGGCGGCGCTGCAAAAACTTCACCGTATAACAGACTATAACGAAATCTACTTCGCCGTAACAAGCTGCGGCAGTTACAAAGAGGCCCTGGCTATCATACGGAAGCAAATAGACCTTGTCGATCTGGACGGCTTATACTAATCAACAATACATAGAGAAGGAACGGAAACCCCGTTCCTTTATCATTTCAAGGAGGTTCGGCGTGGAGAAATATAAGCCTACCCGCTTTATGTCGGAAGGTTCAAAATACGATAAAAAACTTGCCGACCACGCTGTGAATTTCATAGAAATTCTTAAGCATACCAAAGGCGAGTGGGCGGGCAAAGATTTCAAGCTTTTGCCCTGGCAGAAAAGCATCATAAGGGATTTGTTCGGAATTGTGAAAGAGGACGGGCATAGGCAGTTTACAACGGCATATGTCGAATGCCCCAAAAAGACGGGAAAGAGCGAATTGGCGGCTGCGGTAGCTCTGTATTTACTCGCCGGCGACCAGGAGCAAGGAGCCGAAATCTACGGATGCGCCGCCGACAGGGCGCAGGCATCCATTGTGTTTGATGTGGCTTGCCAAATGGTTCGGCAATGCCCGCTCCTGAACCGTATTATTAAAATAATACCATCGCAAAAAAGGCTTGTGTATCCGCCGACCAACAGCTTTTATCAAGTGTTGTCGGCTGAGAGCATAACCAAACACGGATTGAATACGCACGGTGTTGTGTTCGATGAACTGCATGCGCAGCCCGACCGCAGACTGTACGATGTAATGATGTACGGCTCCGGCAACGCAAGGAAGCAGCCGTTATATTTTTTGATAACCACCGCCGGGACGGACAGACACAGCATCTGTTGGGAAGTCCATAGAAAAGCCGAAGATATTTTGAGGGGGAAAATACAAGATCCCTCTTTTTATCCCGTTATTTATGCGGCAAGCGAGGATGAGGACTGGACGGACGAGAGGGTATGGCATAAAGCCAACCCGAGCCTGGGGGTAACAGTAGACATTTCGAAGTTCCGCGCGGCTTGCGAGTCGGCAAAGCAAAACCCGGCAGAGGAGAACCTGTTTCGTCAAATGTTCCTATCGCAATGGACAAAGCAGTCGGTGAGATGGATGCCGATGGAAAAATGGAACCGTTGCGCTTTCGCCGTTAATGAAGAAGAACTGTATGGCAGAGCGTGTTACGGGGGACTGGACCTTGCGTCCACTACCGATATCACGGCATTTGTGCTTGTGTTTCCTCCCCGCAGTCTTGATGAAAAATACATCATACTTCCATACTTTTGGCTGCCGGAAGAAACGCTCGAATTCCGCGTTCGCCGCGATCATGTTCCATACGATCTATGGAATAAGGCGGGCAAAGTCTTAGTTACCGAAGGGAATGTCACTCACTACGAAGAACTTGAAACCTTTATCGGGTTGTTAAAGGATAAATTCGATATCAAAGAGATAGCCTATGACAGGTGGAACGCAACGCAAATAGTCCAACGTTTGGGCGAAATGGGCATTACTATGGTGCCGTTCGGACAGGGTTTTGCCTCGATGAGCAGTCCGACAAAGGAACTGATGAAACTTGTACTAGAGGAGCGTATTGCCCACGGCGGCAACGAACCTTTGGCTTGGATGGCGGATAATGTAACAGTAAGAACAGACCCGGCGGGAAATATAAAGCCCGATAAGGAAAAATCAACTGAGAAAATAGACGGAATCGTCGCTCTTATTATGGCACTTGACCGTGCGATTAAGAATAACGGAGGAGAGGATAGCCCCTACGATACACGCGGAATCATTATTTTATGAAGCCGTTTGGTGTTCGTTTGACGGGATATTTGCCGCTCTTTCACTCTTCTTCGTCAATCTCCGTCATATCAAAAATAAAAATCGGAGGGAATAATGCAAATAGAAAAAATTGAAATCGACAGACTGAAAGCGGCGGAATACAACCCGAGAAAAGACCTGAAACCGGGCGATCCCGAGTTTGAAAAGCTCAAACGGTCGATAGAGGAATTCGGCTATGTCGAACCGGTCATTGTCAACAAGAGGACGGGTTGCACAATAGTCGGAGGGCATCAACGCTATAAAGTACTAAAACATTTGGGACATACCGAAGTGGACTGCGTGATCGTGGACCTTGACGAGCAAAAAGAGAAAGCGCTAAACATCGCGCTGAATAAAATATCGGGCGGTTGGGATGAGGGGTTGCTATCCGCGCTCTTAAAAGATTTAGAGCAGAGCGGATTCGATTTGGAAATCACCGGCTTCGACATGGCGGAAGTAAAAGAAATCTTTGGCAGCGGCAGTATAGAGAACGCGCATGAAGACAACTTTGATGCAGAACAAGAATTAGAAGATAATGTAGCTACGGCAACAAAGACGGGCGATATATGGTGTTTAGGGAAGCACCGCTTATTATGCGGAGACTGCACTAAACCGGAAGAAATAGCAAAACTGATGGCAGGCAATAAGGCCGATATCATGGTAACCGATCCGCCCTATAATGTGAATTATAAGGATACGGTCAGTTTCCATAGAAACGGCGGATATTCGTCGACCAGGGTTGTTTCGGATATCGCAAACGATAACCTGTCGGATAAGGACTTCTACGAATTTCTTTACGGGTTTTTCCGCACGGCTTACGGCGTCTTAAAAGGCGGAGCGCCCTTGTATGTTTTCCATTCGTCAAAAGAGTCCGTCAACTTTATAACGGCGCTTAAGACCGCAGGGTTTAAGCTGTCCCAAACGCTTACATGGGTCAAGAACCATTTTACTCTGGGACGAAGCGATTATCAATACATAACCGAACCCGTACTTTACGGCTGGAAAGAGGCGGAAGGCAGTCCTCACTATTTTATTGATGACAGGACTTTATCCAACATATTTGACGATGCCGAAAAAGACATCAAGAAACTGACAAAGGATGAAATGCGTGGACTCTTAGAAAAGATTTTCGGCGGGCTACAGACGGATGCAATCCGCTGCGACAAGCCGGCAAGAAGTCCGGACCATCCGACAATGAAACCAATTATGCTGTGCGCAAAGCTAATATACAATTCAAGCCATGAAGGCGATTTGGTGTATGAGCCTTTCGGCGGGAGCGGCAGCACATTGATTGCATCGGCGCAGCTGAACCGTATTTGCTATGCATGCGAAATTGATGCTCGGTACTGCGATGTCATAGCAAAAAGATTTGCCAAGGAGTTTCCGAACGAAAAAATAAGGTTAATAAGAGATAATAAAGAGGTGGAACACGGACTGTAACCGCTCAAAATCTTTTTAACTTTTACTTGTTTCTTTACCGCATTTTCAATAGACTTCTTTGGTGATTGGCGGTATGTTTGTGTTAAAAGAAGGCAGAGGAGGAACAGCCGATGGCAAAATATGTGCTTACAAGCGAAAATACAATAGGTACGCTAAGCTATACGGGAGATAAGACCGAAGCGGAGGTGCTTGCCATGATGCAAGCGAACGAGCCCGAATGCAATTGGACGGCTTGCACAAAAGTCACGAGGGGCAAGCATGTCTGCAAATACTGCGGAAACATCGCCGAGGGAACGCACGGTGACTTGCTATGCAAGGACTGTCGGGAAACATTCGGGCATACGCTCTTCAGCGAGCTATAAATAGGATAAACAAAGCTGTCAAACCGCTCCGCAAGGTGCGGTTTTTCATAATTGCATCAGCGATAAAAAATGGAGGAAAATAATGGTAATATTCAAACGCAACAACAATAGAAGCCGCAGCAGGGATGCCCCTGCCGAACACAGAGAACTGCCAAAGAACCTGGAGAATTTCATAAAATCAGTAGACTTTGACGAAGGCGGAGGCTCTATGGCGGGGATATCCGTAAGCGAAGAATCGGCGATGCGAACTTCGGCGGTGTACGCTTGTGTAAAAATACTCGCCGAAACCGTGGCGAGTCTGCCGCTCCATTTATACAAGAAAAACGGTAATAAAAAATCGAAAGCGGAGGAACATCCGCTTTTTTCATGCCTATATGAAATACCCAACGCAGAAACGACATCGTTCAACTTCCGCGAGGTTATGATGACGGCGCTCCTATTATGGGGTAATGCTTACGCAAGGATAATCCGCGACAAGCAGGGGCATGTAAAAGAACTTTGGTATCTGCGCCCCGACCTTATGACCGTCAGCCGTGATAATAATAAAAAACTGAAATACGATTATGCAGACGAGAACGGCGGAATGATTAAGTACAGACCCGACCAGATATTCCATGTTAAAGGCTTGTCATATGACGGGGTGAAAGGTCTTTCGCCGATAGGGCAGATGAAAGAAGCAATAGGACTTTCGCTTGCGACAGAAAGCTACGGGGCCGCTTTTTTCGGCAACGGCGCAAGACCGGGCGGAGTAATCGAGTATCCCGGAACGCTGAAAGACCCGGAAAAGCTGAGGGAGTCTTGGAACAAAGTGTTTCAAGGATCGAAAAACAGCAACAAAACGGCGGTGCTGGAAGCCGGAGCAAAGTTCCATACCATCGGACTTCCGCCGGAAGAGTCGCAATTCTTAGAAACAAGGAAATTTCAGATCAACGAAATATGCCGGATCTTCCGTGTTCCTCCGCACTTGGTAGGCGATTTAGAAAAAGCCACCTTCTCCAATATTGAACACCAAAGCATTGAGTTTGTACAGCACACCATAAGGCCGTGGCTTGTAAGGTGGGAGCAGGAAATCAGCCGTTCTCTGTTATCCGATGAAGAAAGGACAATGTATTTTGCCCGCTTCAATGTAGACGGACTTCTAAGGGGCGACTACGCAAGCCGTATGCAAGGCTATGCTACAGCCAGGCAGAACGGTTGGATGTCGGCTAACGATATCAGAGAGTTAGAAGAAATGAACCCTATCTCCGGCGGAGATATATATCTTGTCAACGGCAATATGGTGCAAGCAAAAAATCAAGATAAAGGAGGAACTGATGGACAGCAAAAAGGAATACAGGACGCTTCCGATGACGGAGCTCAGAGCTGAAGAAGCCGACGGCAAAAAAGTCATATGCGGCCATGCTGCCGTGTTCGACTCGTGGTCTGAAACATTGGGAGGTTTTTTCCCGTTCAAAGAAAAGGTCAGGGCGGGAGCGTTTCAAAGGAGTATCGATAAAGACGATATCAGAGCATTGTTTAATCACGATGCGAACCATGTTCTCGGCAGAAACCGGGCAGGAACGCTGGAACTTACCGAAGATGAAAAAGGGTTGTTCGTGCGAATTATGCCGCCGGATACGCAATGGGCAAGAGATTTGCAAATCTCCATTGCCAGGGGCGACATATCACAGATGTCGTTCGGCTTTACCGTAGAAAAAGACGAGTGGTCAACGGCAAACGGTGTGGATACAAGAGAACTCATCGAGGTAAGACTCTTCGATGTTTCACCCGTAACATTCCCCGCATATACCCAAACCGATGTCGGTGTCAGAGCGCACGAACGATATAAAGCGGAGTTACGACAGAAAGCCGAGGATGATTCGCAAGCCGCTCGCAAGGCAAAAGAAAGACATAAACAGCAAAACTCACTCACAAAATTCAGGATAATGTAAAGGAGAAAATGTAATGACAGATAAAAAACTGTTGGAAATGAAAGCAAAGCGCGAAAATCTGCGCTTACAAGCTGTGGCTATATTGTCCAAAGCCGAGAAGGAGGATCGCTTTTTAAGCGATGAAGAAAACAAAGAAATCAAGCGTATGGAAGCCGAGATTGCGGGATGGGACGAAAGCATCAAACGCGCCGAAAGCATCGGCGCAATCACCCGCGCTGCCGACAATGGAATCGTTGAGGAAAGAGCGGATGAGCCCGAAATTAAGCCTATCCCGAAAACAGAGAATAAGGGATTCCGCAATTTGGGCGAGCAGCTTATGGCGGTGTATAGAAGCGCATCTCCCGGCGGAAGCATTGACGCAAGACTTTCTACCCGCGCGGCAAGCGGCTTGAACGAAAGCAATCCCTCAGACGGCGGCTTCCTTGTTCAGCAAGATTTTGTTTCCACGCTGTTGAAGAGAACCTACGAAACGGGTATCCTTGCCAGCAAGGTGAAGAAAATCCCTATAAGCAACAACGCGAACGGCTTGAAAATCAACAGTATCGATGAAGATTCGAGGGCGAACGGCAGCCGCTGGGGCGGGGTGCAAACTTACTGGCAAGATGAAGCGGATCAGTTTGCAGCAAGCAAACCGAAGTTCAGACAGATGGACTTATCGCTGAAAAAGCTTACCGGTCTGTGCTACGCAACGGACGAATTACTGCAGGATGCGGCGGCGCTGGAAAGCGTAATCAAGGAAGCCTTTGCCGAAGAATTCGGCTTCAAAATAGACGATGCTATCCTTAATGGTTCGGGCTCGGGACAGCCTCTTGGTGTTTTGACTTCGACGGCGCTAGTAACGGTCGCGAAGGAAAACAACCAAACGGATAAGATAACGGTCGAAAACCTCATCAAAATGTGGAACCGTTTATGGTCGAGGTCAAGAGCAAACGCCGTATGGTACATAAACCAAGAGCTTGAGCCGTTGCTTTACACATTAAGGCTGGGCGACAAACCGGTTTATATACCTGCCGGGGGCTTGTCCGAAAAACCATACGGCACCTTGTTCGGCAGGCCCGTTGTTCCGCTCGAACAGTGCAGTGCCGCGGGCGAAACGGGCGACATCATCCTTGCCGATTTGGGACAATATCTTCTTATCGATAAGGGCGGTATCAATCAGGCAAGTTCCATACATGTAAGATTTTTGTATGATGAAAATGTGTTTAGATTCATATACAGGGTAGACGGTCAGCCCATCTGGAACAGACCGCTCACGCCTTACAAAGGCAGCGCAACCGTCAGCCCGTTTGTGGCTTTGTCCAAGAGAAACTAGGAGGTAACAGATGAATAGCAATTTCATATTTAGGATGCCGCTGAAGCTTCCTCACGAAACCTTTGGCGAAGAATTCATTTTTGATGAATTAAGACTGGACAATGCAAAGGCCGCTCACTTCATTTTAGTATCCGGCGACAGAGCGGAGCAAGAAACCGGAAGGGTAAAAGTAACCTTCGATGCCGTGCTGAGAAATAGAGGTGTTATAGAGGGTATATCGTTTAAGAAAAAGTATGCGGATATCATGGGGTATTATGAAGTCAAAGAGGACGAATTTGATCTTGAGGATTGTCCCGTTTGGCGGGAGTACATGATAACGGATCGAATGCTTGGCATGTACGATATAGACAGAGTGCGTATGAAGGTATCCGCCGTTGATAACTCGCGTACACCTTATTGCATCTTTATAGAAGGAACAGATTTCAGATATGCGTCGGAAACGATGTTCAGCTATGATCTCTCCCCTGATGATCACGATAATGGCAATCAAGGCGGAAATCAAAACGGCGGCAATAATGACGGCAACGACACCGGCCCCGGCGATGGACAAGGCGGCGATAACGGATCGGGAACGGGAGATGGTACGGGGACAGGCGACGGGCCTGGCGGTGGGGAAAATGTTAACCCTTAATGAGGTAAAGCTTTTTCTTAGGCTAGACGGAGACGAGGAAGACAACCTCGTCTCCTCTCTTATCCTGATGTCGACCGAACTGGTGGAAGGAATACTCAGAAGAAAGCTGACGGAATTTGACCCCGTACCCGAAACCATCAAGCAAGCGATACTCTTGGCCGTAGCAACTTTTTATGAGAATAGGCAAGGCGGCAAAGACGGACTAAACTCCGCCGACTTAATTGACCTAATCAAAAGGCTGACTTTTGCGCATCGAAAGGAGAGCTTCTAAATGACAATAGGTGAATTGGATAGAAGGATAGATGTTCTGGAGTTTCTGGAAGAGCGGGACGAGTACGGAGGACTTGTTGGAAACTGGCAAACCGTTGGAAAGGTGTGGGCAAAGATCGCGCCGGGAGTCGGCAGAGAGAATCTGGTAAACGAACAAGTCAGGGGCATACAGGAAACCATAATAACGATGCGTTTTTATCCGCAAATGAGCCTTAAACATCGGATCAGATATCAAAACACTTATTATGAGGTGGTTGCCGTAAAAGATATCGTAACAAAGCATCGGTGGACGGAGGTAAGGGCAAAGGAGATAATCGATGGGATACAGCGCGAAACAGAGGAAAGTCAAAGTCACCCTTGAGGGCGGCAAAGAGATTGCCAGAAGACTCAAGGCAATGGACGCGGCGGCAAGCGCAATCCTTATGCGGGCGGCGAAAGCCGGGGGCGATGTCGCACTTGAGAGCGCGAAGGAAAACTGCCCTGTCGATACCGGCGCGTTAAGGGACAGCCTTAAAATGACCGAAAACAGTTCAAAGCCGACAAAGGCAGATGTCAAAATCGACTATGACAAAAACCTAAGATACGGAACATTTGTGGAGCTCGGTGTGAAAGGCAGACCGGCAAACCCGTTTATGCGGGATGCGGTGGACAAGAACCAGGATAAAATCGACAAGGCAATAACGAAAAAGATTGCGGACGAAGTCGGGAGGAATATGTGAAAGATTTCTTCATTTGTTTAACAGAGCATCTGCTAAATGACCAAGCACTTCAAGCAGCTGTAGGAAACAGGATATACCCGCATTTACTACCCCAGAATCCCGTCTTGCCTTCTATCGTTTATACCCCGATATCAACTTCTTACGGGAAAGCGCTTCAGCGGCAGACCGGCTTTGTCAGGCAGATAGTGCAGTTCTCGGTACATAACACAACCTTCGGAAAAGCGAGGGAAACAGGGCGGATTTTGAAGGCCGCGTTGCAAGATTTCAGCGGAGATATGAGTGAAATAAATATCCAGGCAACGCATATTCTGAGCGACATCATTACAAGCGGTGATACTATGACGAACTACAAAATAGAGGAGTATATCAACATCCTCGAATTTATCTTTGAATATATGGAGGAATAAAAAATGGCAATAGCAGGAAAATCAGGTAAACTCGCTATCGGGACGGAAACACCGGTAACGGTTGTTGGAATTAAGAACTGGTCATTGGATTTGTCCCTTGACACATTGGAAACAACAGCGCTTGGAGATGACTGGAAGAGTTATATATCAGGGCTTAAGGAATGGACAGCGTCTGCTGAAGGTGATTTCAATATACATACAGACCAGACAGGACAGGCGGCATTGCAGACAGCCTTTCTAAGCGGAACGGAAATAGATGCACAGTTCTATGTTGACGGCACGCACTACTATGGCGGCAAGGCAGTTATCAATTCGTTGTCAATAGAAGACCCTGTTGATGATGTTGTATCGATAAGCATTGAGTTCACCGGCAACGGAACTATTTCATTCAGCTAAAAGGAGAAAATAATATGGCAAAGAAAACGGTAACAATAGAACTGGACAAGGCGAGAAATCTCCGCTACGGAATGAACGCGCTTGTCAAGGTAGAAGAATTAACGGGCAAATCAATAACTAAGCTTGACCTTGAAAACCTTTCGATGAAAGACCTGAGAACGATTCTGTTCGCCGGCTTGTATCACGAGGATCGAGACTTAACTCCCGAAAAGGTCGGCGAGCTAATAGATGAGCATTCAAACATAGCGGCGGT